ACTGGTTGCGGTGCTGGTGTGTTTTCTTCTTTCTGAATAAACCAAGCGTCAAGGCTGTTAAATACTTTTACCTCTCCTTGTGGGTTTGTCCATTCTCTACCTCTTAAATTAAACTTTACTAGCAACCTGTCACCAGCTTGACAATTATCTAACTTTGAGCAGTTGTCTTGTGTTAATTGAAATTGTAAAGTTTGCGGGTATTCTGTTGAATCATCCACTAATACAAACTCTCTTTTTTTGAATTTATCACTAATAACATTAGTTTCATTCATTACTTTTAAACTTCCTTTGATTTCAAACATAATTTACTTATTTAATTGTTATTTATTAATCTTTCTAAATCTTCGTTAATTACCGTGCTAAATACAACACCTATAGGTTTTGAGTTCCCTCTCTCCATTAATGCTTTTATTTCTATATTCCCGGGCATTACTTCGTCCTCATTTGTTAAAAAAACCTCACAATCTTCAGGTATTGATTTTAAAACCTCTATTAAATCTCCTACTGTTGAACACATATTAATTGATTTTTAAATTATAGTTTGTTATTAAAGCGCACCCCTCGATTTGCTCACCTCTTTGTAAGGATTTTTTAATTTCTGTTTTATTTGGCTGTTCCGTTACTTTTACCGTCTTATATTCTTTTGGTAAGTCGTTAACTATTCCCGTTACTTCAACCGTTGTACTTTTACGCAGTCCAAACTTTAATAAACCAACTTCAAATTCCCCGAAGATATTAACGGCGTTTAACAAGCTGTTTTTAAGTTTTGATACAAGATTATTGTTTGCTTTCTTCATTGCTTGTAGTCGCTTAATTTCGTCGTCTATTTGTAAGTTCAAAGCTTCTCTGCCTTTTATTACAGCTAAATAACTTTCTGACTTGGTTTGTAGTTCGTCGTTAGTTATTTCTAACTGAGTGTTAATCTCCTCAGTTAATTCGCCTTCGTTTGCTTCGATTTCACTAAGCAAAGTTAACATTTTTTCGTTGATATTGTATAAACTATTCATAATTATTTATTTTTTTCGTTAAAGATTCGTTCCAATTCTGTCTTTTGCTCGGGTCTTAACTTGTATTTAACCGAGTGAGTTAATAATTTCTTTAAGTCTGAAGCTGCGAATTTCTTTGCTTTTTCATATTCTTCAGGTGTCAACCACTTTTTATCTGTTGTCGGTCTTGCTTCTTGAATAGCTGTCTTTTTTGGTGCTTTTGGTAATTGTTCCCCAGCACCGTCTGCGTCAACGTCAGTAACTAAACCTAATATTGAGCTTAAAGAATATCTTCTATAGTAAGTAATCGCTGAACCTGTAACTTGAAACTTATTCATACCTTTTAAAACTACGTCACTAGGTAATTCAACAGTGCTTTCTATAGTTGCGCCACTTTCACAGTGAAATATAATAGTGTTAATACTATTACCGTTTAAAAGCTGTGTGAATCCTAAACCGTGCTTTTTTAATAACGGGTTAATAGTGTTTAATATCTGCGTCAAATTTGCGTATGTGTATCCGTAGCCTTTTGTCGCCTCGTGGATTGATGGTACTTCTTGTTGAAAACCCGCTAGTGCTTGAAATAATTTTACTTTGCTGTCCATGTGTCTGTGTTTGTTTTGATTATTAATTCGCTTGATGAATCGAAGAATTTAATGGCTTGTAGTAATTTCTCCGCAGTTATGCAAGTACTTCTTTTTTCTTGGAAAATAACCACGTTGTTGTGCTTGTTATTTAAGTTCTTAGACTCTCTAATACTGTCAGCGAGTTCTTCGTTGGTTTTGCTTGTTTGTGCATGTAAAAACGCACCTAAGTCGTTTGTTGGTTTACTCATTGGTTTTTGGTTTTAAATTATTTTGTAATTCGATCTAAATAAACGTCATAACACGACTCCCACTCGAAATCATCGCCCATGTCTTCTACTGGTTCTACATTGAATTTTACAGACATAGGTTCTCCTTTTTCTTCAAAATAATAGTCATCCACATAAACATCTATTACCTTGCATCTAACATAATTAGTGAATCCGCTCTCGTCTTCATCCATTTCAACTGTTACTGTTTTTCCGATTAATTGTCTTAATTGATTCATTTTTATTTGGTTTTAAATTAATTCTTCTAATGCTAATTCTGATACGTCTATACTATAAAGCTTTTCGTATCTATTAATAAAGTCGTTTGCGTCGTTACCGTCTGCGTCAAAATAGTTTATGCTTTCTACTATTGATTGACTAGGTGTGTACATATCACCGTCGCAATATGATATTTCAATGTCCGCTGTAAATCTTTTTGAATTAGTGCCTAGTGTTACTAATACTGTAGTTTGGTTCGTCATGATTTTTAAATTAAAGAGTTATTTGTAAAATGTTTAAAGTAATGTTGTAAGGAAATCCGCTAAATCCGTCAGCTAAAGAAGGCTTGAAATCTTCAGGATACACATCAGTACTCCATCGTATTCCGTTTTGACCAAAGGATGTTAAAGCTAAATCTTCTTGTTTTTCGTTGTTAATTGTAATAGTTGTCATATCGTTTGCGTTAGTGATAGAACAAATATAAGTATTAATTTCTTAATACCAATACAAAAACAAAGAAAATTTTAAATAAATATTACTTAGGGAGAAAAAAAGGGCTTACTTAGAATAGTAAACCCTTGATAATTAATTAAATAGATGAATGTCAATATTTGACATAAAATCTTTTACACTAAAGTTTGGGCAGCTTTTACTTGACAATTCATTATGACCTTTAGTGTCTGCGTCAGGGTATTCAGCTTTTAAAAGGATAATTAAGGCAGCTAGTGTTTTCTTTTGTTCAGCTGTAAAGTTGTCTTCAGGCTTATCGTTATCACTACGACCACCAACTAAACAAATACCAATGCTGTTTTTATTGTAACCCCTAGCGTGTGCACCTGACACGTTTAAATTTCTTCCAGTTTCTACAGTTCCGAATCTGTTAATTATGAAATGATAACCGCAATCAGACCAACCTTTATCCATGTGCCACTGTGTAATTTCCTTAGCACCTACTAACATACGTTTATATGTGTCTGCGCAATGGATAACTAATAAATTAATATGTCTGTCAGTTTTTAATATCATAGGATTGATTCTAATAACTTAATGAATACTTCAGCGTCGATACTATTTGCAAGTAATAAGATGGAAATTATACTTATAACTATAATTTTAAATATCTTTTTATACATAAGGTTCTTTGCTGTTAATTCCATTCCTTTATTCACTACTTTGCTGCCTTTATCAGAAGTGAAGAATAAACCTAATTTTGTAATCAATTTTTTCATTTTGGAGTGTTTAGTTTATTGTTTAAATAAGATTTTAAATATATAATAAAGTTTATTCCTGTGATATTATGAAAGTTTTCACCTAAACTCTTAAGCTCTACAATGGCAAGAAAACTTAAAGTTATATTAGTAAAAGGAATCCAGGGCGTCAAATACGTTTCTGCAATAAAAGAAGACATTAACAGTAAATTATATACCAACATTTTTACCGCTGTGTTCTTTAATCTTTCTGATTTTATAGATTCCCCTTTTTTATACGCTGCAGCTAATCCCGTTATCAAGTCAGCCATTATTAAGAAGCCAACAGCTAATATTGAAGCTTGTATAGGTGCTAATATTGCTAGTACTGCAAGTGCTATTTTTGTTAATAAATCAATCATTTTATATTAGTTTAAATAGATACCACCAAAGAAACTTTTTTTGCTTGGCACTATGTCGTCGTCGTTAATATTGCCCTCTATATATTCAGGAAAAAGCACTTCATTTGCACATAAATACTTAGCAAGTCTATCTGTGTAGTATTCAGCGTCATCTCTTATGCTTTGTCTCAAAAAGTTAACTTCGTTTAAACTACTAGCTTCCGAATTATCTGAGCTTTTTTTAACTACAGCCTTATTGGTTATTTTATAGTTAAAGTACAGAATACTAGAATAAGTAACCCATTCAACTAATGCGGGTTGTATATAGTCTTCTAGTAAAGTAATCATTCTATCTGACACCGTTCCGCTTGTAACTTCAGCAATCAAAACATCGAATAAATTAGTTCCTAAAACCCTTTCAATATTTAAGTTTTGAGCTTTTATTATTTGCGGATGAATTAGTTCATCATCCACGTTTAAATTAACTACGCTGTTCCTTTTGTAGTAGTCCGCAGTCATTAATAGTATTTTATTAGTTGGCATCTTCTTCAGTTTTTTGTTCGTTTTCTTCTTCTACGTCGTCAAGTTTGAAAGTGACGGATTCATTTAAAAGTATTTCTCCTTCGATTCCGTTTAAATTCATTATTCTATTATATTGACTTTCCAACAAATATTGGTATTGGTCAATTACATTATGCTGAAACATTGCTTCAGCTTCAATTACTTCGCTACTTGTTCCAAGCTTCCCCGCTGTAGCAACTCCCACAACAGTACTAGACGCCCTGTGACCAATTATTATTTGCTCTTTAACTTGTTGCGCTAAATCCTTATATCTTTCATCAGAATCATTTAAAGTTAACGGTGTGATAATTGGAACCTGCGCTTCGTCTTCGCTTAGTGTTAGGATTATTTTAGAGCTGTTTGCGCTTCCAGAATATTGTTCTTCTAACTTTCTTTGAAATTGTTTCATTTCTTCGTCAGAAGGTACTCCAATCATATTAATCATCATGGAAGGTGTAAACCCGTTTTTAACGCTGTTTAAATGCCACGAAGCAATTTCTGTATCTAAAGCAATATAA